CTCAAATCCATATTGTTTACCGTTCTTTCTCATCCATTCATTTGCTGCTGACCCTTGATCTATATCAAGTGACCATCCTTGTTGGTGTGGTGACATACCAACAGGAGCTGGTGTAATAACACTAGGATCATCAGCGTTGTTTACAAGGCTCTGCTGTTCTTCTGCACTTCTAAATGCTGATGTAACTGCACTTGGTAAGTCCACACCGTCAGATGCAGCAGCCCTAACTGCTTTTTTCCACCCAGACTCTGCTGAAGGATTCAATACAATCTTCTGACCAAACATATCTCTACCTGTATCAGTTGGCACGGGTAATGGTTTCTTACCTCCACCTCTTGATTGCTTAAACTTATTAACTGCACCACCAACAGCACCTGCTGCTCTCTTACCAAGATTCATCATACCTCTAACAGGTCTTTCAAATGCTTGTCTGACTGCAGGTGTCGGACCTGAACTCGGTCCTCCTTTCGCTGCAGGTCGAAATGGATTAAATGCTTGGTCTGGTCTACCTAACAATGGAGGTTTTTCACCTGCTTCAAATGATTCATCACTCTGACCTCTCTGTGCCAGATCGTCTTCCATTAAATCTTTCCATGATGCATTATTCTCATCTTCTATACGATCGTTCCTACCTTTATTCCACCATGCTATTGGTGCACTCAATCCAAACTTTCCACCTTTAATCTTTAATGCACCTAGATTGAACATATTTTTTATTTTATTGATAGATGCTGCTATTTTTGCTTTCGACGGGTTACTCGGTAACGAATTTAAGAATCCAGACGTTGCTTCCAACATGGTCTTTGATCCTTGCTTGTATATACTGTTGATAGCGTCACCTAGTTTCTGCATAGGAACGACTATTTCTGGACCCGCTTCACCTATGAGTGCCTTAGTTGGTTTAGTTATTGCTGCAGCACCTTTCTTAATTTTTGTACCAAGATTTTTTGCAACACCCTTTGCTTTTCCAAATCCTTTTTTGAATGATGCTGCCATCTTACCAAAGTCAGGCATCTTTGGCATCTTAAATGCATTTGGATCTGGTATCGTACCATGAAGCGAATGGGTTCCCCTTAATACCTCACCATCATCAGGTTTGAACTGCTCCACGGGTATAGTATCTTTCCACAGATCAGCAGGTACTTCGTAATCTCGTGATGGTTGTGCAACTTTTTGCATTCCAACATACCATCTCTCTCTAGCTCTGAGGAATGTGAAGAAATCATCCTCAGTCTCCATGCTTGTTTCAAAAGACGCAACAAACTTATCACTCACTTCGGTGAGCTGTTCAGCTAAGTCATCTATAGTTGCGTTTGCCATCAGCGTTGTCTTCTACGTTCTTCATCTATTCTCTCTCTTTCCTTCTGTAGGTGAGAGGATAGAAGGTTTACATACACATCCCGTTCCCACGGAATCATGTTTTCAATATCAGTCAAGCTATATTTATGGTGTTGAACCAACGAAAAATTCGTCTGATAAAAGTTCATCATGCCCTCATGGAAGAGGGCTATGCGAAAAAATCAGCAAGACCTTCAATTACCACCTCATTCATAACCTGCGTCTTAGGGTTTTTGACCTTAAGTACATGACGAAGTGTAGGCATGGTGTTGAAGAATTCTTGTATCATTCCAAACTGTGCATTGGTTAGAGTCTCTACCCAATCTCTTGCTTCCTCTGCTGTAAATGATCCTGTTGCATCTTCACCGACATATACTCTCTTAATACATTTACCAACCAACTCATAAGGATCAACCTTATCTTGATTGAATGTAATAGCAGCAAAATATTCCATGTCTGGATACTTCATCTCTACAGTGATATCATCACTGATTTTAAATACGTTCTTATGTCCTTTCGGGAAGTTGACTTTGACATCATCTACAGCGAATGTCACATTGATCTCTGTCTCTCCATCATCAGGGCAAGTGACTTTCATTTCAATTTCTTCACTGATTGATCTAGCACGAACTTGAAGGAAGATATACTCTATATCAAACAGAGCCATATCATCAAGATTATGCTTGGTAATGATACAATTATTCAGTACAGTTTTTATTGCTTCTAACGTCTGCTCAGAATCTTGTTGCTCTAATGCAATGATTAAAGTCTTTTGTTCTTTAACAAGGAATGGTCTGTACTTCAGTTTCTTTTTAGTAGAAGGCACCGTCAACGTATACGTTGGCGTAACAATTTCAGGTAATGGCATGATTTATTCGTTAATTAAATGACTATACTCATAGTAGAATCCAACAGTAACTTTCACAAGTTGTGCAGGTCCAGCAGAGTATGGTATAGATGATACAGTATATGGGTATGCTTTAATAAGGTTAGTTGCGAAAGCTACACGGTAGTCTTCCTTCTTTTTTCCTTCTTCAGGCTTGGATACGCCGTACTTCTCCAATTTTCTAATTTGTATGTCACATGTATAGTGATCATAATACCTTTGTGCGTATGCTAAATGTCGTGTAGTTGATAGTGAGTGAGATGAAGAGTACATTTCTTTTGGTGTCTCAATAGCACCAATGATGTAATCTTGCCATGCCCTAAAGAATTTAAAAGGCAGTGAATCAGCATCACAATAAAAACTAACATCTAGTTCATTGAACACTTTGGCGGCCGCGACTTTCTGTATCATGCCTTTTTGGGGCATCTTAACGTCAGACGCAGACATAGTAACACCAGGCACTTGTATTTCGTTGCATAGCATGTTCAACTGATAGTTAATCATGTCATCTCGTGTGATACCTTCAACGTTCTTCAGGTTGTCATTGAAATGACTTGCCAAAGAGTATCCTGCACCTATAGCAGGTGATTCAGGGTTTCCGATAAGAAACTGATATAGGTTGGACGATGAGATACCGCCAGAACGTTTGATAACATTCTGCTTAAATTGTTCTATCGTTAATCCCTTAGCCATAAATATAGAATATGGTGTGACCATCTTTATTTATCATGGCATACAAAGGAAAATACAGAGTAAGAAATTACAGGAAGTATAAAGGAGATCCTACAGGGGTCATATACCGTTCTTTGTGGGAAAAAAAGTTTATGGATTACTGCGATAAGAACCGCAATGTCCTTGAATGGTCTAGTGAAGAACATATAATACCATACAAAGATCCAGTCGCAAAGAAGTGGCGACGATACTTTCCAGACTTCTACATGAAGGTCAAGGAAGCAAACGGTAAAATACAATCATATCTCGTTGAGGTAAAACCACTTAAACAAACCAAGTGTCCTAAACCTCGACGTGTCAAAACCAAAGCGTATCTTTCGGAGGTTATGACATATGCTACAAACGCAGCAAAATGGGAAGCAGCAATCGAATACTGCGACGACAGAAAGTGGAAGTTCAAGCTCATCACAGAACTCGAGCTCGAAGTTAAGTAGTTACTTTGCGTCTATAGAAGGTAAGAAACTTTCTATGTCAACTATGCGTAATGAAATATTCAATGCATTGTTTGACACTGCCACAGACAATCCAACTACAGGTAAGTATTACATCTTTGAATACGATCCCAAATTTAAAACTCAAATAAAAACATGGGATCAATTCCCGTTAGTTCATGTGATGGAATTTAAGAAAGGTAATCTATTAGCAGCAAACTTACATCACATAAATGCAAAAGCTCGATTAACTGCTATAAATAACAACAGATTTCCTGAATCAACTTTACGTTATTACATACCAAAGAATGCAGATAGTATTTTCTTTGAAGTAGATGACCTAGATGTACCCAAATTAAGTCAATTTCCACTGGAAAAATTTCATCACAATAGATAATGTCAGCTGAGACCTTAGAAGAAAAAGAAACGATACTGTCATACCCTAATGGTATAGATCAAGTTCCATATGCTTCATTTTTAAAAGTAATGAAGTACGAGTACCAAGAAGGTCTTGAAAAAGTTGCTGCAAATCAGAATGATGCACTAGGTTCTTTCCAAAGAAGTGGTGCAATGAAGACGTTAGTTAATGGTGCAACAACTGTAGTATCAGGTATATACGGTGGTGTTGATGGTGGTGATTCTGATGCCAGAATGAACACCATGGATGAACAGATAAGAGAAGAGGGTGAAGTTCAAAAAAGATGGTGGGATCCACTCAATGTATTCACAGGTGCAGGTGAAACTGAAGTTCCTGGTGGGAACAATGAGATCACTCTCCCCAACGGAGAAACTACCACATGGAACGCACTAAAGAATGATAAAGACGAACTTAAAGCTAATAGACGCAAAGGACTAGCATCATCAGAACTAAACGTAGCGTTACCAGAAGAATTTCAATATGGTTATAGTGCTGACTGGGGTAATACATTTAAGATGGGTACTATGGCACTCATGGCAGATAACGCTGCTAAGTTTGCTGCGTTAGGATTAGCAGGTGCTGGTGGAGGTGCTGCATTCACTGCATCTCTCGGTAAGTTACAAGACGCAGCTGGTGCAGTTGGTAATATACCTGGCGTTAATGCTGATGAATATGCTGCTAACATGGCAAAAGGTGCACAGATGACCACCAACCCATTTGGTGTTAACGGTGATATGAATCCTACAAACATTGCAGGTCTTGGTGGTATGGCACCGAACGAAAATGCTATACAGATGTTCTCTAGAATGGGATTTAGAGAATTTAGTTTTAGTTTTTCTTTTGCTGCTCGCAATCCTTCAGAATCAGCAGAGATACAAACAATTATAGAATGGTTCAAACGTGGTATGCACCCCAGTTCAAAGAACGGTAAAGGTTCTGCTGTCATGCTCACCTTTCCAGATGTATTTGTCTTACAACCTATGTTCGTCAAGGTAGATGAGACTGTAGATAATGATGGAAGAAAGAAACTTACTCTTGCTGAAGAACCAATACAACATCCTATGATGCCAAAGACAAAACTTTGTGCATTAACAAGCATGAGAGTGAATACTACACCATTAAGTGCTATCAATACTATGTTTGATGGTTCAATTCCACTTGTTACTGTTGAACTTAAGTTTGATGAGACAACTGCTCTTACAAGAATGGACTTTGAGGGTTCAAGAACTAGAGTTAACAATCAACTTGACAAAGGATTTGTTAGATCATCCAACATGGCCAATCATCCAGACATAGGTTACTAATGCTATTACGTTCACTACCAGATTTATTATATAACTTCGGACCATCATCAGTGGATCCAAAGTTTTTGGTGACTAAAAATATATGGAGACGTGCTGAGATTCTACGTGAGTATAAAACGTCACTTGCAATGTTTAATGAGTATGTTGTAATGAATGGAGAGAGACCAGAAGATATAGCATTAAAATTTTATAACAACCCATTTTATAACTGGGTGCTGCTAGTCATAAATGACATTACTAACTTCCATGAGCAATGGCCAAGATCAACTCAGCAACTACAAGAATATGCTGCTGCTAAGTATGATAACCCAACTGCAACTAAGGATTATGTGACTTATGAAGTTAAAAAAGGTACTGATGTGATTGTACCTGCAGGTAAAATAGTTCCTTCCACTTTTCAAGTAACATACTATGAT